TTGTTTTTGTTGCCTATTAAAAACATTACCCCTGCCAGCGGATATTTTGCGGTCAATAACACCACCAAGTTTGGATTTAATCGCCTCTTTCTGGTTATTTGTAAGTTCTTTTCTTGCATCAACAGATGCTAAGACTTCTTTCCTGAACGCACCAGCCTCTATCTCAAATCCATTAACTGTATTGCTTTTAGAATTGTTAACTAGGCTATCTGCTTGCGCACCATATGTTGCCATTGACTCTCTGTAAACTCTGTCAGCTTCAGCTTGCTTTTCAGCCATACCAAATTGATAAGCTATATCCCCTACCTGCTTTCCAAAGCTAGATAGTGCTTGACCAGGTGCCTCTAAACCAGCACCAGCACGAGGCCCAAGTGGGCCAGCAGCCATTTCCACTTGTTGTCTATAAACAGGAATCTTAGGCATTACTTCCTCATTTAGCTATAGTTGCGGCTTGTGTACCGCCCTGCAATAAGGACTGGTATGACGCTAGTTTATATGCAGATGCTTTTGCTGCGCCTGTAGCCCTTGCAAGTGCAGCTTCTGATGCTTTTGCGGTTTGTTCTATATCTGCCGCGTATTGAATATTTAACGCGTCCATCTCAGTAGCAAAGTATGAATCAGCCATTGCTTGCAACGCACTGCCTGACATTTGTATTCCAGATGCTGCTGTTGCTACACGTTGTGATGCCATAGTGCGTTCAGAAGATTGACGCATGGCTGCTTCTTCAGAAACTTTTTTGCGTTGCAAAAGGATAGCTTCATTCTCTGCAACCCTTGCATTGTACTCAGCAGTAGCCCGTGCTTGCTTAGCTGCGGCCTGATTACCCTTGTAACCTAAAAAACCGCCAAGTAATGAACCACCTTGTGCTACTTGTCCCGCGTCCATTATATCACCTTCGCCATGCGGTAGTAATCGCTACCGTCTGGCCCAAACTTATACATAACGCCTTCATCTTCAAATCCCATCCATCTGGCAAATCTAATAGCCTCTGGGTCTTTCATGTGAATACTAGCTTGCACACGATGCAAATCTGTTGTCGCCAGTATACTACTAAACAGTGTCTTAGCATACCTAGCTAGTGACAGCTTCCACTTAGGCGCGTGTTTAGACAAGATTACCCAACCTTCGCCCACACCAGGCCACATCTCATGTATGCCGCCTACAGCCACAACGTCATCTTCACCCAGCACAGCGTAGCCAACAACTTGCTGCCCGTTGTCAAATGCAGCCCTCATGCTTTCTGGAAACTCAAAGTCAGTCTCAATGCTATTAATAAGCCCTGAATCAAATGGAACAATTCTAAGCATCGAAAGTATTTGACCTCCGCATAATAGCCAGCACAGTCATAGGCAATGGTTGCGACTGCCTTACTATAACCCGTGCATCATTCTCATAGCCAGATGGGAAGTATATTTCTTTGTCGCCTGTGAATAATGGCACGGCTTGGTTCATTGCCATGCTACTGTCACGGAACGGCAGTCTGTCTAGGTTGTTTGTATCCGGCCCTAGTTCTGCACCAACAGTCTTGAATAACCGTGCAGTCACGCCATGAATACGTTTAATCTTGCCTTGTGCAATCCCATCGTCTGCACCAGCCTCCATCCGCAATGTTTCCACTGTAGATGTGTAGCCATAACCGATATGCACTTTAGATGCTTCACGGTCTAAGGTAACTTTACCGTCAGTCACCGCTTTGTCTGCGTGGGTTGCGCCATCTGCCAGGATAGATACAGTCTCGCCTTCTAGATGGTTTAGGCTACTGATAGTAGTGGTCGCGCTGCCATCGTATGTCAGGCCGCTGTCTAAATAGAACGCATCCCCGACATCATCGCCAAATTCAATAGGCTTTAGATATTCAATATGGCGCACAGTAGCCCCATCAATGGTACGCTTTACCGCCACATACACCTGGTCTTCTGCGCCTGATGGAATAGCTGTAATGCTTTCAACTACCCCGCTACCGCCAATGTCGTGGTCATGCCAGCCAATAGCTGCGTTTGCGCGGTCATAGGTAAGTCCTACTAGCCGCCCGTCACTATGCACAAACCAAACAATTAGTTCTGGTTCCTGCTGCCACACCATGTCTGTCAGACCGCCACGCGGAATATGGTCAGCCAAGATAGTCAAGTCTATACCCAGTAGCCCGTCAGTATCCAAGTCAAAGGTAATCTCTTTTACCTTCTCCTGGCCTTTCTGGATAAGGATGGTGCTGTTGCCAGCCCGTAGCGGCCTCACCTCTGAACAACCAAAGGTAGTTTCGCGCAACACATTGACGTTTGTTGGCGTAACTGGTGTTGCACCTGTGCCGCCGGAAAGTGTGAACTCTGCGCTAGTTGTCAGGATTTGCAAAAAACGTGCTGGCAATAAATGCCGAATAACATTCACCTTATCTGATGCAATCGTCAGGTTTACCGCGTCATCATCATTTGTGCCAGGTGTATGGTTCTCAAAGTCTGCACTAACTGAACCGAATACAGTCTGTGGTTGGCCTGTAGTTCCAGCAAAATACAGACGCTGTTCATAGAAACCAACAGCCTTTGGATAGCCTTGGTCGCCGCCAAATGCACCTAGTGACCATTTCTTTGTGGCATTGGCTGAACCGACAACGTGGTCAGGTAATGTTGCTATACCTATTGCATCTGCTTTTACTGTAGCTGTAACTACGGTTGCGCTTGTATAACCTGTAATTTCAACATATCCAGTGTCATCATGCTGATATGCCCAGTCTATAGCACCATATGTTTCGGTGCCTTCTAAATGTACTGGCGGTGTATTACCTGAAGTCTGCGTACTGCCTGTTACTTGCTTATATACATGCCCGTTGTAACGCACAGTTACATTATTTGCGTAGCTTGTGCTTGCCGCCCACTCATCGTGTTCAATCTCAAGCACCTCACGGAACCTGATATACCGCCCAATGTCAGCGGCAGTAAATAATGATGCAGATGCGGTAATGGTTACGCTACCAGTCTGTGCCGATGCGTATAAGGTTGTGGCTGTATCGTTCTCATCCAGATATGGCCCATCAACAAAGTCAATGTCAGCCAGCGTAAAGCTAGTAGCCGTTGTTCTGGTTAGCTTGGCTGGCGCATGGTCTTTGTGTGCCAAGTACAACACATCAGCAGACTGTGCGTGGTTAATCTCAAAGACATCTGTAACTGAATATGTAGTCGTGACTTCAACAATCTCAGCAGATGCGCCAGCACCAACGCTAACATCTGCGCCTGTTGTTGTGGCTATCTCGCCTGACGTGCCGCCAATAATAGTCTCTCCGCTTTGAAATATCTCTGATACGCTGGTCAGGTTCATTGTGCTGCCATCATCAGACACATACACAGCCGTAGCACCTGATGTGCCACCCGTAATGGTTTCGCCTACGGTAAATGCACCACTTGCGCCAGTTATCCCAAGAGTTGAGTTGTAAGCATCGTAGCCCGTGCTATTTACGCCAGATAACTCAAATGTGTTTGATGTTGCATTTGCCACAGTAAATTCACGGTTATTCACTTGGGTCATGTCTGTGACACCAGTCACGAATATTCTGTCACCGTTTGTGTAACTATGTGAAGCAATAGTCATCACAGCAGGGTTGGCTTGTGTAATCCCTGTGACATTTTGTGAATTACTTGTAAGTAACCCACCATCTTTGTAGAAGCGGATATAGTTTGCGCCTAACTCAAGCACATATGCTTGTTCATCGCTGTACTCAAAGTCGATAAGCCTAACCTTGCCACCGTCCTTAGAACGTCCAGCAAAATATGTGCCTGGTCTGCGTGTCACACCGCCAGATGGAAACACAACCATATTGTTTACGGTCTGCGCGGCCTCGTTGTATTTCTGTAAATCAATACGGCCTTCTAGCTTTGGAGATATTTCACCAGTACGGAAGTTGGTGATAATGCTGGATACACGGGCCATGTTTAGAACCTGATGTTAGTATATGTGTCTGCTAATGGCTGTTCTGGATAGCCTTCCATAGCGTCAATAGACTTAGCCTCTCTCAGTCTTTGTTCGTACAATGCTTGCATAGTTTGCGCGACTGTCCCACTGCCAGTAATCGCATACGCAGTTTCAGCCGCCAGACGGTGCGCTATTGTTGATGACAGCAGTGAGTCAAACTGTTCTGTATCTTCTATACGCCCAATGTAGATGATGTTACATGTGCCTTCGTTAGACAGTATCTTCCGGCCCTCAATCTTGTACATGACATTACTGTCATAGGCCGCGATGTCGTTGTCTACGTTAGAGTCCCAGAACGACAGAACCCGTAGGCAGAATGGGTTTGTTGGCAGTGTGTACTGGTAGGTAAAGCCGAAAGCTGGGGCTGTAGCGTCTTGTGCCAGGTTTGCACGGGTAACTGCTACGTTCCAAGGATGTGCGCGGAGAACTGCGTCACGGACTAATTCATAATTACGATTGCAAAGTCTAGCTTCTTTAGAGTTCTGGGTCAGTGCTGTAATGGTGGCGGCACCTAGTAAGTCTAGCGACTCATTACATATATCAACAACTGAGGGCATGATTCACTAACCTTTCAACTCTAATCAGTACGCCGAGACTCAAGTTCTTCTCTCCGCCCTTGAACGGGCCACGCTTCCTATATGCTTCCCTTGCTATCGTTTTTAACTTCTCTGTAGGTAATAATACCACAGTTTCATCATCTAGTACGAACGCCCAATGTGTTGCCATTGTTGTGGCTATGCCACTTGGTTTGTTCCTACAAGAAAACTCCACAAACACATTTCCAGTTCGTGAAGCTACAAAATCCCTTTTCACCTCTATGGTGTTGCCACTTAATATGTCGCCTAGCCATCTCTCAGCTATTTGACCTACTTCTAAATCCCAGCGAAAATCGCCGCATGGTTTCATCATATCGCCCTCCAGCATGATGAGTTGTATGGGGGCGGTTTCCCGCCCCCACATTACTTAGTCAACGACATACTTGATTGTCAGTTCAATGGTGCCTGTGCCAGAAGCACCGCCCATTGTTACTGTTACAGGTAAGCCGTTTTCGTCAGCGTCAACCTCTGTGCCTGAACCCAGTGCCAAAGTAGCCAAAACGTCTACTTTTTGCGCTGATGTTGAAGCGGCTGCTGCTTTGTATGCGTCAGCATCTAAAGCAACGGTAGAACCGCTGCTGTCGGTGTGTGCCGCATAGCCTACAGACAGAGTTGTTGATGCACCAAGTGCGTCATGTGCCAACGAACCTTCCAGCAAACGTGCGCCGCTAGGGATGTTAAACATCTCAATAACGTCACCTGATGCCAGTGAAGATGCATCGTATACACCGTGTGCTACACGGATACGACCACCTTGTTCGTTAGTCTTGACCATTTCAGAAGGAACATTCTGATTCCACTTGGTCTTTTGTACAGAATATACAGTAGCCATGTGTCAGTCCTCCTTAAGCCGATTCGTCACAGTCAATCTGGACAACTTTTTCTTCTTCCATGCGAGTGGAACCGATTGACATGCAATAGTACACCTGAGTCGCGTAGCCTTTGTCGCTACGTTCGTCAATTCGTGCCATTACGTCACGGCCCACTGCCAATGCAAGACCATCCTCTGCCCATGCAAAGCATGAACGGATGTTGCCAGTTTTTGACAGACGGTTAGAAACGATGAAGTTAAAGCCCATGAACTGATTTACTTCACCCTGAACAAGTGCCTTCACAGTGTTGAAGTCGCTTGAAGTGACGTTTGTGTCAGCCAAGAGTGCTTCAATCTGGTCAGGGCCACATGCGATGTAGCGTGGGATAGATGGGTCAACATCTGCCAAGTCGAGAATCTTCTTGGCTTCACGCAACTTTGCAAGTGACATGTCAGCACCGCCGTTAGCAATCTGCTGTCCAGCAGGAAGCGTAGTAGCGGTTGAACCAGTCTCACCAGTGTATGCTGTGCCGAGTGCTGAAGCGATGATTTCATCGTCCATTGCACGGCCCATAGCTGCGGCAGCAGCTTGTGCATATGCTGATGTTGGGTCGATAAGCATGCGTACTTTGTCCTGGTCATCAATCAGGTCTGCATACTCATAGTCAACGAGTGATACACGGCGGCGTGCGTGTGGTGTATCAATCTGTGGTGTGTCGGCATGGCGAGTTGTACGCTTCTGCGCAGTTGCCTTACCAACCTGGTCAAAGAAAGCATTTTTGCCAGTCATATTCTCTACGCGCACCGCATCACGCAGACGGGAACCCATCTGCTGCGATAGCATCTGCACGTTCGCAGAATACTGCTGGACAAATGCCGTGGTTACTTCTGTGGACATAGCGTCCTCCTTTTACACGGTTACATTTGAACTTTTCGGTGCGCTACCCTTTCGGACACTCCTGGTCTTTTCAGCCGACTTATGGCCCCCATCTTTCTGGTCGTCAGCAGGACGAGTTGCCTCGCTACCCCGCATTACCCACTCATAGTATTGGTCTGCGAGTAGGTGTGGATTGAGTACGTCACGCTGGCTACCGAACTCGACAGCTAATCGTAGGCACTCAAGCCGAATATCTGTGACGGAAAGTTCATTATCCATGTAACTGTTCCATCAAATGTTGCATCCGTTCTACAGCCTTATGTCTCGCAATCGGGTTTTTTCTATCCCAATAAGCATGAGACTTATCATTCATAATGGCATCAATCTCAGCTTGTGCTGTGGCTGGTGTCATTACACTTGACTGTGACATTTCTGCAACAGTGTCTTCACTGGTGACAGATTGCCTGAAATCAGCAATTTTTGCAAATGCTTTAATAAACTCAGCGTTATCGCCCAGCTTTGAACCATCTGCTAAAGTGATGTTAAACATCTCAGGGTCTGCAAATTCTTGCGCTACCTTTGCAGCCGCCTCAACCTTTTGGTCAAACGCACGGCCCCACTCACCACGCAATGATTCTACAGTCTGTTCCTTTGCAGCTTCTGCCAATTCAAGAGACTGTGCGCCAGACTGTTCAATGCTACTCTTGTAGTAATCAAGAATACCCTTGGCTTGGTCTGGTGAAAGGCGCAGTTTATGTGCAATATCTGCGTAATCTGTGGCAACTTCCTCAGTAATCACGTTGCCATCGACTTCAATGCCGTACCCCTTTGGGTCTTCTGGTCTGCCTAGACGGTCATAGATACGGTCTAGGTCTTCGTCTGTTGGGTTGACTGGCACTGCAATCTTGTCTGCGCCAATCAATCTTTGCGCGTTCACATAAGAACGGGCTAGGTTTTCCACATCCTTAATAGGTGAAATGCTAGGATGTTCGCGTAGTTCCTCTGGTATCATGTTTAGAAACTCGTTACCAGACCCGCCTGATGCTACCTCAGATGGTGTCTCCATCAT